GAGGTAATGCATTATTAATAAAAGTGACTGTCTCACCTGCATTAACTGTAAGTTCATTTGGTTCAAAGACTAAGTTACCCTCGTAACCCATCTGTATCTCAGCAGCATATGCTTGTGCTGCTAATGTCATTGATAAGAATAATGCAGTAATCATTATTGTAAGTCTACTCATCCACCACATAATTTCGTGCTTATGCTTGGTTAAAGTTGTCATTGTTCTTGTCCTTGGTAGGAACTGCAAAGAATTGTTGTTGGTGTTTTTGGTGTACCCAAGTCATCCAGTTCTTCCCCGTTACTTTTCCTTCTCTATCTCTACTCGTAACCAAAGTATCAAAGGCAGCACTTACACGTACTCCCTCTCCTTTGTACGTACGTACAGCGTGTGAAATATTTGGGGGGAATAGTGTGAACTGTCCATAGACATTAGGTATATCTACCTTATCACCGTCTAGAATATATGTAGTATCCGTTGATACTTCTGCACCCAAAAAAATGTTTCCACATACTGACTGTTTATTTTCTACCCAATCATCTGGTACCCCGAAATGCCTGTGAGGGAATACCTTTCTGTCCATTCTGAGGATGTTTCCCCAAGCTTTAATTGCTACCTCTTCATCAGGTTTCAAAGACAAATACTCAACAACAATTTCCTTGATGAAAGGTAAACCATAAGTAAACCAGGTCTCTTCATCTCTCACAAGATTATAATAATTCATCTTACCAGTGATAGTATCTTTTGGATACCTATGCGAAGTTTGTCCTGGAAGATCTAATATAGTACCTTCACAATCTATAAGAGCTTGACGTAATTTATCAGCGATCGGTTTAGGACATTGATACTGCTTTATGTGGAAGTCACTTAGTTTCAAAATTAATTCTCCGAATCTTACGTTGTCTACGGTTCTCCTGAAACTGCTTATCCTCTTTAGAAAGGACACCATTCTCACTAGAACTAAACTTATCTTGTGAGATTACCTCTATCAATGAGAGATCTTCACCAGTAAAAGTATTACCAGTAATGGATGTCATATTAGAACATCCACAACATTTAGTTTCTATTGTATAGCTAGTCAGTTCTTTTCCGCAAGCCAGACATTTGATTGTTATCATTTGAATAAAAAATTAAACGGACATTTCTTTTCTTCTACGTCGTCTTTAATCAAATTCCAAGATTTAAATGGCAACCAAGACTTAACAGCGTGGTTCAATCTAAACAATCTACGAACTTCTTTTGGTGGTTTGATTGAAGGTGACCTTTCCATCTTGTATAGGTTATCCTTACCACCACGAAAACGAAGACAGTATAATGGTGTTCCACGTGGAACATTAACATCCTCAGACCAACAACGATAAGCACCATTAATTGATCTGTACCATCTACCTAAAGGAAACTCTGCGGTGATAAGTTCCATTCCAGTTTGGTGATGTAAAGTAGGAAATGGTACCATTTCTACCCACAAATTCTTATTTTGTTTCTGTGGCCACACCATCAAACTCTGTGCCCATTGTATAACAAGATAATCTTTATAAGCATAACTTTTATTACCTTGCGAGAATTCGCTGGTGTTATAAGTTCCTATAGTACCCTCTTGTATGTGGATATAATCTAGATGTTTGTGTCTATCAAATGAGGATTCGTAAATAAGACCATCTTTCTTTTGCCACTTAAATGAGATATCAAGTTGATTAAAAACTACATATGTATTTCCCCAATAATGCTGCCAAGCAGGACACTTCCAATAGCTATGGTCCTTATGCTCCTTCTTAGCATACTCTATATAGGAAACAGGTTTGATATAATACTCAGGTATATGTAAAGGATGGTTTAAATCAGTCTGATCCTCACTATGAGTACCTGCAAGAGTTTGATAACTAGGATGATAAAATAATTTATTCATTTAAAAGGACACTCATCTTTACTAATAAGATTCCAAGTTACTTTCTTAACCCACTGCTTAAGTGCTGCGTGTTGGTTAGATCGTATCTGTATTTCTTCTGGTGGTTCGGGTTCGTGCCACCTCTCTAGGTTGTACACATTATTCTTAGCACCCTTGAAACGCATAACATATAAAGGGTCACCACGTTTAATAGTAAACTTAGTTGCGTGTGCTTTGAACGCAGGATTCGCTGCCTTATACCATCTACTAAAAGGATACTCCACACTAATAAATTCAAGTCCTGTCTTGTGGAACAGTGCTGGATATGCAGATAGTTCTAACCATACGTTTCTATTCTTGTTAGGTAACCACATAAACAATAGTTGTGGCATTTGAAATACCAAGTTACCTTCATAAGGACATCCCATTCGTGCAGTGTCAGCACTGAATCCATTTCCTAAAAGTTTACCTTCATTAAGTAGTATATAATCTCTGAATTGATCTGTCTTAAATGATGTCTTAGTTATTTGACCAGTCTCTTTATTCCATTCTATCGACAAATCCAACTGGGAAAATACTACCCAACTATTATTCCAATAACTCTTCCAAGCAGGACACTCCCAATAGGTATGGCCTTCGTGCTGATCCTTCTCATATTCTAATACACGTTGAGGTGGTATCCATACACCATCCATATGTAAAGGGTGATCCCATATATCTTTAGACTTTGTATTTTGTTCTTCAGAATAGTTTTTTACAAAACCAACTGGTAAATGATAACAAGGAGAATAATATACTTTCATTTTAAAGAACCTATTCTAGGAGCACCGTATTTTCTTAAGTCAAGATTGGGATCTGTTATCTTCTCATACTTTAAAGCAAACGTAAATCGAACGTGGTTTCTAAACGGTGTTGCTCTATGCCACAGTTTACCATTGAATAACATTGCTCTATTACTCAACGGTAAACTCCCGTGTATATAAGAATCATTATCCAATAGAAACTCTGTCCAACCTCCCTCTTGTCTCTCATATTTTAACTGTGGATAGTATAGCATAGTATATGCTTCTAACCCATCTATTTCTGCTGCATCTACGTGAAATAATGGTTGCTCATAAGGCATAAAACAATTAATATACAACCGTACAAGATCAAAGTCTACTATCTTAGGAAACTTTTCTCTAGCCACTTCATCAAACTTCTTGTAGATAGGTTCAGTTTCTGAACAGTTTACAGTAAGGCCAGTAGGTCTAGTGGGATCGTTATCAAACTCACCCCACTTTGCTTGACCCCTATTCATTGCATAACTGTATGCTTTCTGGTGTAATTTGGAATCAAAAAAATTATCAACAACTTCAATGTCCTTCACTTTTTACCCTTTTTAGGTGGTTGAGGTGGAGGTGCTTGTTTGTTGTTCCATAGTTTTGGATTTGCTAATCCACCTGCTTGTTTAAACCCTATGAAATTTTTCTTATACTTGTCGTAATAATGATCAAAGAGACGTACACTGCTATCAGCAATAGCAATGTCGTAGGTGATCTTATCTTCTATCTTATACTCAACAAGATAGGCTGTATAAGGGAGTTTCTTATTGTCTCCAGCAGCCTTGTCACATTTTTCAGCAATAATTTTCACTGTCATTCTTCGTGTGTGTGCTTTAATTTACCAGACATTTCATATGCTTCTTTATTTCCACCGTGACCGTGTGCTATACCAAGCTCGTGCATCTTAGCGTGCTCGTCAATAGGATCACGCAAATCTACCTTACCTGGTCCTACGGTAAGGTATAATCCATACCCCATAATAAAGAATAGTAAACCTACTATGATGAATACAAGGATCATTTTTCTATAAATCGTTTGTAGAAATGGTCATTATATTACTTATTAACTCTGGATCATCTACCCATTCTTGAAATTCATCATACAAATCCAAAGCATCATCGATCCGTTTTTCAGCAACTAATTCGTTTAACCGTTTTATAACCCACTTGTCTATCTCTTTACGTTGTGCTTTTAGATCCATAATCCTTGCGGTAATAACGTCCTAGTATGTTGCTATTATAGTACGCAGGAGTACCATCTGTCAAGGACTCTCTAAGTACATCGTTGAGAAAGAGTTGCCTGGTCTCTTCAAAGTTTGTCTTCCCTCCAGTGGTATGTAAGCTGAGGATCTCTCTCCTAAAAGAACCGTGTCCACAATTATTAATATCTTGCTTAAGTTCTCCACTACTTCCGTAGTACTTCTTCCAGTTACTTTCACTTGTAACCCGTCTACCGCCAGTTCTAGGCTTTCTTTTCTGCCAGAAATACT